GTGTCGTCATGGCCCACGTAGTACTGTTGAATCACATTCGCACGCAGGTTGTAGACCAGGTGCGTACCCGCCCCCATCTTCACCGCTTCAGCACGGAAGTCCTGGTCGATTCTGCAGGTATCACAGCGAATCGCAGCAGCCCCAGCGTCCCCTGTGGCAAGCCCACATCCAATCACAGCGGCCACCCCAAACCACACGATCCTGAGCACGCATCTCTCCTGATAGCTTCGCCGTCTTCGATCACAGCATCTCTCTACGGCTAGCCCAAGTCACGCCGGCTTCCTTAGATGGCCTCGATACTACTGCTCTGCTTCCGTCTCAGGATGCAGAAATAGTCTGGTAGCAGTGGCAATGTGCGCTGGATTGGTGCGTGACGTCGCGATCCCTCCGCTGCCAGCGTGGTGCCAAGTCAAACAAACGGGAGCGTGGAACCACCTGAGTGCCCGGCAATTATCCCGGAGACACAAAAAAGGCGCCCCGAGGGCGCCTGAATTGTTGATGCAATTGGTGGGCCGTGATGGATTCGAACCATCGACCAAAAGATTAAAAGTCAATCGGCCCATCCACTAGAATCAGCAACTTACGCACCGTATTTTTTCCGGGAGCCTGCCGTGAAACCCCTGCCGCCGCTGCGATCCGCGAGCTTTTTTTCCGATCCCGCCGTTGCTGTTGCGGCGGCACAATTGATGCCGCCTGGCGTCCGGAAGTAGAACATTGCCCTAACCCATCGAGCGCCGTGGCGCCGCCATTTTCGCGCAACGGAGCACAAACCCCGCGCACTCGCACGGGAGCTAAGTTTATAGAAATCCCAGTTAAAACAACTGATTTCAGAGTAACTTGCGACAGCCGCCACAGAACCGCAGGGAAAACTTGCGAAGACGCAGCAAACGCTTAATCTACGCGCTCCACCACAGACCGCGCGCTCCCAGCGCCCAAAAACAAAATGAGATTCTTTACCTATATCGCAACAACCCTAGCTTTTTGCACGACCTCGATCCTACTAGCAAGATACTATTCGGTTAAAGTATTTATCGGATTCGGGCTTACACTCACTATCGGCGGGTTGGCCGCCTCTTCACTTTGCGCCCTAATTGGCGCGCGGAGAGCAAAAATGGTGGAGCACCTAACACCGGAGGATTTCCTTCCCGAAGAGACGCCACCGTCGTTTTCATTCAAGGACGATTCCGACATCATGGGCCGCAGAACTGTGAATTTAGATTCCCTCCACAGCCGCATCGACGGACTAAACGCTAGATTTATCAGCTTCCAATCACTAACAGAAGCAAGAATTCGATTCATCGATCGGCGCTGCGACGTCATCCTAGCGATTATGCGACATCACAAGGAAGTACTAGTTCTTAGAGCTATCGCCTCAACTGCAAGTTACGCCTATCTATCGTCATGGCTGGCGATCCTTGGCGCCGTCCTTTTAGCGTTCCCAGATGGCAGCCGGGAGATAGTTCTTGAAATGAGCAACTCAGCGGGGTACATCATCGGCGAAGCCCTACAATCATTGGCGCCCTGATTAGCGTAGGGTAGTAAGTGCTGCGCTGGGCAATAGCCGTGTGATGCGGCTCCACTGTTGACGGACATGTGGCCAATTGATACAACGCCGCGCAATCGATTTCGGCTTTCGATGTGGTCGACCTGAGCTGGCTAGAATGTTAGCCAGCTTCAACCTATCTCAACGCACGCACCGTGAACACGCCCAGAAAATAGTATCCAGCGGCTGCTGCCGCTGCGTGACCTATCTAACCGTCTACCCGCACCAGTCCAACGGCGTGTCGGTGTTGCCCTTGGCCAACCTGTTGCCACGCAAGGCCTCGCGGCGGCGGTTGATCTGCCCGACTTCTACCCGTAGCCGCGCCTCGTGCCTGTCCCCCCACATCTCGGCGCCGACACAACCTTGCTCATAGCTGCTGCAGATCCGCGCCGGTCCACTTGGGCCGTGCCGATGTCGGTCCAGCGCTGCCATCCAGATACCGCTGTCGACGCGACGGTACAGGGTCACCACTCACGCCGTTGCACTGGATCACGCTCGGCGGGGCATCGGGTGTGGCTCGCCGAGTGCGTGGTCCATTGGAAGCCGGCAGGGAGCGCCATGATCGGTAGGATACCGCTCAGCGTCTCCGGCGCTGCGACGTTGCCGGCAGCGTGCACACGCGGCGGCGGCGCGGGGGCGTTGGTAGCCCCTACCCGCTTTAAAGAGCAATTTTCGATGTGCCCACGGGGATCGGGTAATTTAGGTAACCACCCACGTTTTTAGTCAGCTAAACCCTTAAATTTCAACTAGATAACTATTTTTTCAAAAGGTAACAATAGGGTAACGTCGAAGTAATCCCGTTACCTTTTTAGAGGGTAACCACCGGACAAAAAATAGTCCTTTGAAATCAACAACATCACCATTCAAAGCTCCGGAAATTACCCCAAGTTACCCATAGAGGTAATCCCGAGAAGCGTTGCGACAGTAGGTATTTGACTGCATCCAGCCGCAGGGGTTACCCGATTACCTGTTTCCGATGGGCATATCCAGAAATGCCCTGCCGAGGCCAGCCCGCCAAGCGCTCTATAAAGCTCTCAGGAAGCCTCGTCCGCGCAGGGTTCCGCAGGTCCGTGACGCATCTCCGAAGGCGACTGCGGGCCATATAGGGCCACGCCTCGGCGACTCCGAAGGGGCGCAGAAAAAGAGGTGCATTAAGCGGGCAGGCGTGGGGGGGAGACGAGTGCGCGCGCCGGGTGCTGCCGGTCACGGTCCATACCCTATCCGAATCTGTCGTATGGATGGAGTTGGTGCACACTGTCGCCGTGCACAAAGGACTGGCCTGATGACCCCGTTGATCCGCCAGGCGTTGGCTCTGGCGACTGACCTGCGAACGGAGATCGATGCGTTGATCACCACCATGCGGCCCCCGCTCGTCTCTCCGGGACGGTTGCAATGCGCGCTGTTCCTGACGGTCGCCGAACAGTTCGAATCGGTAGTCCGGCTAGCGAAGGCCGAACTCATCACTCACAGCGCGGTGCTGGTTCGGTCGATGCTCGAGGCGACCGCCGATATACGCCTGCTAGGCACTGAGCAAGATCATGTTGATCGAATGAGATATGACCGGGCCGCCGGCGAGAAGCGTTTTTACGAACGGGTGCTCGCCTCCCAGCAGCTGCCCGAGAATGTGCGCCAGTTCATAGGGGCACGACAGCCTGTCGTAGCTGAACATCACGGGCAGCTGCATGAAAGGTTCCGCAAGAACAAACGCACCGAGGTAGACACTTTCATCGCGGCCGATATGGCGGACGTCATCGGGTACTACACAATCCTGTGCAGCTTCGCCCACAACGACATCACGGCCCTAGCTTTCAGGCACCAGGGTGAGAGGTCGATGACATACAAGGGCCCAATACCCGACGGAGTGGCGTTCCTGATCCTCCAGCTCGCAAGCATCGCGTTGATTTGGGCGACCGAAGAGATGCGCGGAACTGCCCAATTTGCGGATGGAGAATTTAAACGGCGATCGCTCGCCATGAATGTCACGCTCCAAAGATTCTTAGCACTACGCCCCCCCGGCGCAGACGAGTCTCCGAACGAAGAAAGCCGCCTGAATACCGAGGATGCGGCCTCCTCCATCGCAAATCCGCACCAACTGCCGCATGAGGACCGTAGGGGTTGATGCAACTGAGCCTAAAACGACGCTAGGGCCGTCAGAGGCGGCCTGCCGATGTTAGGATCGCGCCCCAACAAGGAGACGCATGCATGGACGCGCGGAAGCACTTCAATTCTCTACAGGGCCTGCGTGGCATTGCGGCGCTGGCCGTCGTGCTGTTCCACCTTCGCGGCGTTGAGATCAAGTACCTGCAAGGTCCGGCGGTGTTGGACGCCATCGGTCGATATGCGGACGCTGGCGTCGACTTGTTCTTCGTCCTGTCCGGCTTCGTTATGACAACCATCGCCGCCGGACGCTACACCACCCCGGGTGCCGGTTCGCAATTTCTGATCAAGCGCGCATGGCGTGTACTGCCGCTCTACTGGATATTCACCACGGTGGTGCTGCTGCTGATGCTCTTCATGCCCTCAATCGTCAACAGCTCCTACGCCGGGCAGAGCGCGCTGGCGTCTTACTTGCTGATCCCACACGCTCAGCTACCACTGCTGACCGTTGGCTGGACATTGGTCCACGAGGCTTACTTCTACCTGGTGTTCGCCGCGCTGCTGGCAGTCGTCCCGGAAAGGTTCATACCCGCCTGCCTCCTTGCTTGGGCGGGATTGATCGGCGCGGCGGACTGGATGCCAATCGGCGCAGCCACACCTGCGCACTACCTCGTTACAAACCCCCTCACGTACGAGTTCATCGGGGGCGCGTTGCTGGGTCTGTACTGGCGGCGCATACCTGCGCAGATGGCGATGCCGCTGATGGTGTCGGGCGCCCTATTGGCAACAGGCGCAGCTGTGCTGCTGCCGGTCGATGGGCCGGCCAGCATGAGCGTCGGGACGCGTGTGGCGCTGTTCGGCACAGCCGCCGTGCTGTTGGTCGCGGGCGCAGTGACACGAGAGGCTGTGGGCCGACTCCATGTGCCGGCGCTGCTGGTCAGGATGGGCGACTACTCCTACTCGCTGTACCTGACCCATGTGTTCGTTATTTCAGCCATGGGGCGCATCTGGGCGATGTTGGCGCTTACGCCTGGCTGGGTCGGCCACGCGGAGTTTGTGGCAATCACCACGGCCGCGTGCTGCGTGGTCGGTCACCTGGTCCACGTGTGGCTTGAGCGTCCACTGTTGAGGTTGCCGGATCGCGTTCGTGGAACCAACGCCGAGCGGGCCGCATAGCGGCCCGCTCCATTCGGTCATTCTTGCGCAAGTTCCGCCAAGCGCCTGCGCGCCGTCTGCGTGTAGTGGTCGGTCATCTCGATCCCAGTCCAGCTGTAGCCTTCAAGACCGGCGGCGACCAACGTGGTGCCTGAGCCGGCGAACGGGTCGAGGATGCGGCCACCGGTTTCGCAGATCCGGACCAGCTGTCGCATCAGGTCTGTGGGCTTGCCCGTCATGTGGTGCTTGTCGGCCTTGCGGACGCTCTCGCGGATCACGCCGGGCAGCACCGGGGCGCGGCGCCCGAGCGGCATGTTGCCCTTGCTGCCCCACACCACGTACTCGGCCTGGTTCCGGAACCGGCCCAACTGCGGGCGGTGAACAGCAGGACCGGGGCACCGTCTTTAAGCACGCGGCCACATTCGGCCAGCCACAGCCGCATCCACGCAAGGTGCGAGCGCTGATCGCGCTCATCGCCAACGAAGTCGGCATGCAGCTGGGGGGTGCCGCTCTGCATGTACTTCGCCTGGGGCGACTGCTGGCGGGAGGACGCATGCACGCCGCCGCTTGCATACGGCGGATCAGTGATGAGCGCGTCAAAGCTCGCCGCCGGCAGCGTCGGCAGGACGGTCAGGGCATCGCCGTGGATCAGTTCGTTCTTCATAGATAGAGCCTTCTTGGTGTCGCTCGCGGCGATCCGAGGGGAGGCTCTCGGCCTTCATGTGGTTCAGCACCCCGCAGCGGGGGCACTTGATCTGGATTTCATAGCTACCGCCGGCCTTGCCGAGTAGCTTGGCGCAGTCGCCGCAACGCAGGTTCCTCATGCGCTGGTCGTCCCCACCGTGAACGGATTGAAGCGAATCACCTCCACGCCGAGCCATTCGTTGATGGCGGTCATGCGCGCCTGCAGCGGGGCCAGCTCCATAGCCGCCCAGACCTGAGCGGCCTTGCCGATATCGCCAAAGCCGCCGGAGTTCTGCGCGACGATCCCGAGCAGCTGGGGCTGCACGCGAAGCGCGGTCAGCATGTCATCGCGCGTCACGTTCTTGATGCCGCTAAATTCGTCCTTGGCCGCCACCTCGCTGATCGGGATCAGCTTGATGCCGTCCTTCTGCCCGCCTGGTGAATGCAGGAACAGGTTGCGGAAGTTGCCTACGCCCTTGGAATCCTTCAGCGCCTGGCGCATCGCGGTCACGTCGGCGTCGTTCACGTTGGAATCGGAGAGGTACAGGATGAAGCCGGCGCGCGAGCCGTTGTTGTAGTAGCGGCGCCGGAACAGGGTGGCCGATTCGTTGAGCAGCGCCGACTGCACAGCCGACAGCCATTCGGGCATGCCGTAAATCTCCTGGTCAACGTCAGCGTCGCGCAGCTGATAGACGCTGCCGGCCTTGAACTCGTGTTCCTCGCAGTGGCCGCGGACCTGGAAGAACTCCCCCGGCACCACCCCTCGGCGGACGTACTGCGCCAGCGGCACCAGCAGCTCCAGCGGCGCCCCCATCACCGAGTTCCGGCGCTCAACATAGGCCGTACCGAAGGTGATCCAGTCCAGCGCCAGCTGGTTGAAGCGCTCGCGCGACAGCAGGGGGTGCGGCTTGAAGGTCAGCGACAGCATGTTGCGCTTGAACAGCAGGCCGCTCTGCAGGGTCGGGTTGGACCGGGTCGTGCGGGCCAGGCCGGACAGCGACACGGGCGGTTCGTAGTAGCGGCCGTTCTGCCAGCATTCGGCATAGTCGAGGATGCCGCGCGAGTCCAGTACGGGGGTCGGCTCACCGAAGGTGAACGCCTGCGCGCCTGCCGGTGCGGTTGCCTGATCGGCGGGGTCGGACATTAATAAATCTCCATGGTGCTGGTACGCGCTGCGGTGCCTTCCAGCGGCTCGTTGTGCAGGGCGTGGAACAGTGCCCACGCCAGATCGGCGTGGCCGGTCTCGGTGGACCGGCCCGCCGTGTAGGTCATGTGGCGGCCGCTGGCCGTCATCGTCTTCTGGATCGCCATGATCGACTGGGCCAGGTCGGTCCAGCCCGCGTCGAACTGCAGGCGCTCGTTCTTGATCACGTCGTAGGCCTTGAGGACCAGGCGCGACTTGACCTCGGGCGAGTACTGGAACGTGGTGACGCCGGGAAAGAACGCCTTGACCAACTGGGCAACACCCGTGCCCATGCCGGTGGTATCGATGCCGATATAGGTCACCCAGTACCGCTGGCAGATCTTTCGGATAAATGCGGCTTGCGGCGCGAAGTCCATGCCTCGGAACTGATGCTTCTCCAGCACGCGGAATGCACCGCCCTCGACAGACGGGGGAGCAACGACGACCAAGCCGGCGCTATCGCCGGTTTCGGCCGGGTCATAGCCGATCCACACCGCCCGGTCGCCGAAGGGGCGCTGCGCGAACGGTTTGTAGTCGCCGCCCCATTCCTCCCAGCTATCGACCATGCACGGCTGGATCAGGGCCAGCGGGAACACGCTGGCGCTGTCGTCGACGAAGTCGCACATCAGCAGGTTGGCGAAGGCATCCGGGCTGTACTCGCGGCGCAGCTCCTCGATATCGAACAGGTCGCAGCCGCCGCGCTGGGCGTCAAGGATGGTGACGATGTGGCGCCAGATGCGGTCCTCGCAGAGCGCGCCGCCCTGCAGGGCATCGTGGGAAACGTCGAGATGGTGCCGCTGGGCGGCCGGCTTGCCCTTGTTGAAGCGCTCGCCGGTCCAGAAGTCGTAGGCCTCGTGGGCCATCGAGGACGGTGTGCTGAAGTAGGTCTTGCGCCACTTCTTGTGCATCGCCATGCCGCTAGCCACTTTGTTCAGTTCGTTGAACTTGTGCGTCCAGAAGAATTCGTCGAAATAGAAGTTGCCGTGGTAGCCCTGCGCGGTGCGTGCATTGGTGCCCAGGAAGAACAGCTCGGCGCCGTTGGCCAGCACGATGGGATTGCCGGTCAGGTCCACGTCCAGCACTTCACGCACGAAGGACTGCATGTAGCGACGGAACAGGTCGGCCTGCGCCTTGGATGCACTCAGGAATATCTGGTTGCGCCCGGTGGTCAGCGCATCGATCAGCGCCTCGCGGGCGAAGTAGAAAGTGGCGCCGATCTGGCGCGACTTGAGCACCGCGCGGGTGCGCTGATCGCGTGCCCGGTACCAGTCGCGCTGGTAGCCGAAGCTCGTTTCAAGGAACGCATCGACCAGCAGCGTGACCTGGTCCTCGGTAAACTCGTTTTTGCGGGCCTTCTTCTTTGGACCGGCGTTGCGCTTGGCAATTTCCGGGGACAGATCCGTTTCGGTGCCGCCGCCCTGGTAGCGCTGAATCCGCGCCTGCCGCTCAAGCTGGCGATGCAACAGGTCAATCTCTTTGAAGTCGCCGCCGGTCTTGTCCGGCTTCATGATCAGCATGACCGGGCGCCCTCCCAGCCCCCCGCCGATCCGCTCCACGTTGTCGGCGCGGTCCCATTCGTCGCGCGCCTTCCAGCTGTGGATGGTCTTTTCTTTCTCGCCTGTGGCCTCGGCAATGTCACAGACACGCCAGCCCATCCAGTACAGGAACTTGGCTTGCCTGCGCACATCAATCGGCATCTGGTCGACAACGGTATTCACATCGTCTAGGGTGCCTACCGCGTGCATTCACGCACAGCAAACTCCCGCGTAGCTCAATCAGTTACACGGCAACTTCGTTGCCCGGAAATTGCCCCCTGCCGAAGATGGGTCATCGCATCGCCAGCCGATGTTTTCGACCACCGAGCAGAGGGCACCATGTCCAACAAGACCAAGAAGTACCGTTCCAAGTTCTTCCGCGTGGCGGTCGAGGGCGCCACCACCGATGGCCGCAAGATCGAGCGCAGCTGGATCGAGCAGATGGCGGCGACCTACAGCGCCAACACCTACGGCTCGCGCGTATGGGTGGAACACCTCCGCAGCCTGTTGCCAGATTCCCCGTTCCGTGCCTACGGCAGCGTACTGGCGGCCAAGGCCGAAGAGGTCACGGTCAACGGTGAGAAGAAGCTGGCGCTGTTCGTGCAAATCGATCCGACCGATGATTTGGTCAACATGGTCAACGTGCAGAAACAGAAGCTGTACACCTCGGTAGAGGTGCAGGAGAACTTCGCCGGCACCGGCAAGGCCTACCTGATGGGCGTGGCCGTGACCGATACCCCCGCCAGCCTGGGCACCGAGATGCTGGCCTTCGCCGCGCAGAATCCGGACGCCAGCCCGCTCAAGGCGCGCAAGACCAATCCGGACACGTTGTTCAGCGCCGCCGAGCTGGTCGATATCGAGCTGGACGAGGTCGCCCCGGCCGCGCCGCCGGCCCGCTCCTTCTCCGACCGCATCAAGGGCATGTTCAAGCCGGTCACCCCGGCGCCGCGCCCGGCCGATGAGGACGATGAAGGTCTGCAGCGCTTCGCCAGCCTGCTCACCGACATGGATGAGCAGATGGTCAGCCAGCAGGGCGAGCTGGTGGCGCTGACCGCGCGCCTTGCCGAGAGCGAGCGCGCCAATCAGGGTCTGCGCGCTGAGTTCGCCACGCTCAAATCGACCGTCGAGAAGACCCCCGAGTTCAGCACCCAGCGCCCGCCCGTCACCGGCCCGGCCGGCGCTGAACTCACCGACTGCTGATCACCTGCAGCCCAAACCCCGACAACCAAGGACACCACGATGCACCCCAATACCCGCGTAGCGTTTGACGCCTACACCCGCCGCCAGGGCGAGCTGAACAATGTCGGCTCCACCGCGCACACCTTCACCGTCGTGCCGGCGGTGCAGCAGATCATGGAACAGCGGATTCAGGAATCCAGCGCGTTCCTGCGCTCGATCAACATCGTCGGCGTGCCGGATCTGGAAGGCGAAAAGGTCGGCGTCGGCGTCTCCGGCACCATCGCCGGCCGGACCGACACCACCGGCAACGCCGAGCGCCAGCCGCGCGATGTGACCGCGCTGGACAAGAAGGGCTATCGGGCGGTGCAGACCGACTTCGACACCGCCCTGCGCTACGCCACGCTCGATGCCTGGGCACGTCAGCCCAACTTCCAGACCCTGATCCGCAACAGCATCGTGCAGCGCCAGGCGCTGGATCGGATTCTGATCGGTTTCCACGGCACCACCGCAGCGCCGACCACCGACCGCACTGCCAACCCGCTGCTGCAGGATGTCAACATCGGGTGGCTGCAGCAGTACCGCAACAACGCGCCGGAGCGCGTAATGGCCAGCGGCAAGACCGAGGGCGTGATCAAGGTCGGCGGCGCCGACGCGGACTATGCCAACCTCGACGCACTGGTCATGGACGCGGTCAGCAGCCTGATCGACCCGTGGCACCGTCACTTCCCGATGGTCAATCAGGACCAGCCGGCCACCGAGAAGATCGCCACCGACCTGCTGCTGGCCACCAAGCGCATCGGCGGCCTGCAGCCGGTCGACGTGCCGTACATGCCTGACAACGCCATCCTGATCACCAGCCTGGCCAACCTGTCGCTGTACTGGCAGATCGGCGGCCGGCGCCGCTTCATTCAGGAGCAGCCGCAGAAGAACCGGGTAGCCAACTTCGAGCAGTCCAACGACGCCTACGCGGTCGAGGATTACGGCCTTGGCGTGCTGATCGAGAACATCGAACTGCCCGCTGAAGAGCCGGTTGAAAAGCCCGAGGGTTAAGCCATGGCCGACAGTCCCGCCAAGCGTCACCTGCGCCGCGTCCTCGCCGCGCAGGAGGCCTCCACCCGCCACGCCGACCAGCCCATGGATGGCGCCGGCCAGTTTGAACTGACCATGATGCAGTTGCATCAGGACCGGCTGCGGCTCAAGCAGATCCAGTCCAATGAAGGCAAGGCACAGCTGAAGGCCCAGCTGCTGCCCGCCTATGATCCTTACGTCGAAGGCGTACTGGCCGAGGGGAAGGGCGCGACCGATGAGGTCATCACCACACTGATGCTCTGGAACATGGACGCAGGCCGGTATGCCGATGGTCTGCAGCTGGCCGAGTACGTCCTCGCCCACGGGATGAAAATGCCCGACCGCTTCCAGCGCACCACCGGGTGCCTGGTCGCCGAGGAAGTGGCCGAGGGCGCGCTGAACCTGCAGAAGGTCGGCGGGACGTTCGACGGGGCGATCCTGGACCGGGCGCAGCTGCTGACCACCGATCAGGACATGCCCGACGAAGTGCGCGCCAAGCTGCATCTGGCGCAGGCCCGCAACATCCTTGGGGTGAACGACCCCGAGCAGGTGCCAGGCGAGGCGGTGAACCGCGCCGTGGAGCATCTGCACACCGCCCTGCAGTTGCACGGCAGCGGCGGCGGGAAGAAGGATCTGGAACGCGCCCTGCGTGTCCAGAAGAAACAGGCCACCGCTGCCGCCACTGGCGATAGCAACGGCTGATAGAGCGTCCCCGCGACCCAGCCGGCTCGGGGCAGATCACTAGGTATCCATCCCGTGGTGTGACGCCCCGACCACCGGCTTCTTTTCTTGAGGCCACCATGAGCGGATTCACCGCCAACGCACCTGCAGTTGCGCCCGAGCCGGACGTGGCCGCCGGTAGCTTCTGGCCAGCGGTCAAGCTGCGCCCGCTGCGCGAAGCCATGCGGCTGGACGGCAGCGTCACCCCAGCCCGCCTGCGCGGCGCCGTGGTGGCCGCTGTGCTCACCGTGGGTGACGAGCTGGCCCAATGGCGCGCCGAGCAGCAGGCGCAGGGGTACGCGGCCCTGGCCGATGTTCCCTCCGATGAAATCGACGGCTCCACCCGCCACCTGCAGCTGTTTCAACGTGCGATCCAATGCGCCGCCGCGGTCGAACTGTCCGAGCGCTACCGCTCCTACGATGCGACCGCGCAGGGCAACCAGCGTGCCGAAGACCTCACCCCGACCATTGATGAACTGCGCCGCGACCTGCGCTATGCGGTCAGCGACTTCCTCGGCCGTCGCCGCGTCACCGTGGCGCTGATCTGATGCGCGTATATGCCCGGCAAGGCGACACCGTCGACCAGCTGTGCTGGCGCCACCTGGGCGCAACCGCCGGCCTCACCGAGCAGGTGCTCGCGCTCAACCAAGGGCTGTCGTTGCACGGCCCGATTCTCCCCATGGGGACGGCGGTAGACCTGCCGGCCCTGCCCCCCTCCCAATCGATCGCCACCGAGCGACCGCTGATCCAGCTCTGGGACTGACCTGATGACCGAACCCACCTCCCTCACCGGCACCGCCATGCTCGCCACTGGCGTGGGCCTGGCCTCGCTGCTGCCCGGCATCGACGGCGACGCCCTGGTCGGCGCCTTTGCCGGCGGCACGCTGTTTGTCGTATCGGCCAAGAACCTGCCGATCTGGAAGCGACTGATCTACCTGGGCATCAGCGTGGTGGCTGGCTACTACGCTGCGTCCGACGTGCTGCGGTGGGTACCGATCCAGTCCACTGGCGTGGCCGCGTTCGCGGCAGCGGCCTGCGCCATCACCGTGACGCTCGGCCTGATCGAGCGCGGCCGCACCTTCGACCTGTCCCGTATTCGCCGTGGAGGGCCACCCAGTGCATAACCTGCTTATCGTCGCCACGTTGATTGCCAGCATCGCCATCTGCGTGCGCCTGATCACCTACCGGCCGGGCCCAGATGCCCGTCACCGGCTCGGCGTTTCCTGCTGCGCCTGGCTGCTGATCGCCTGCACCGGTGGCCTTGCCATCCACGTCGCCCTGTTGGGAGCCTCGGCACACGTCAGCGTGTGGCAGTTGGGGCTGCTTGTTGTCCTACTGTTGGTGACCTACCGTGCCCGAGGCAACGTGGCGCAGATTCTGAGGATCGAATGATGGTCACCGCCGAACAGTTGAGCTTGATCATGCAGTGCCCGCTACCGCGTGCGCAGCGCTGGGCACCTGCCCTGTCCACCGCCATGGTCCGTTTCGGGATCACCACCAAGCGCCGCGCCGCGCACTTCCTGGCCCAGGTTGGTCACGAAAGCCTGAGCCTGTCCAAGCAGGAAGAGAATCTCAGCTACAGCAGCAAACGCCTGCTGGAGGTGTTCGGCAAGCGTATCGCGCCCTCGGAGGTTGCCGCCTTCGTCCACCAGCCCGAGAAGCTGGGCAACCGCGTCTATGCCAGCCGCAATGGCAATGGCAACGAGGCCAGCGGCGACGGCTACCGATACCGGGGCCGCTGTCCGATTCAACTCACCGGGCGCGGCAACTATGCCCACCTGGGCCAGCTGATCGGCGAGCCGCTGGAACAGCAGCCGCAACTGCTGCTGGACGTGGATATCGGCGCAGCGGCTGCGGCCGCCTACTGGAAAGATGCCGGCCTGAACGTGCTGGCCGATGGCGGCGACGTGTTGGCGGTCAGCCGCCGCATCAACCTCGGCTCGGCCAGCTCCCGCGCTACCCCCGAGGGCATGGCCGACCGCATCAGCCGCACCAATCGTGCGCTGCGCGTGCTGGGGGCGGCGTGATCTCGCGGAAGGTGGCAGTGTTGCTCGCCGCGCTGCTGCTGATCGTGCTGCTGCTGGCGGCCGTCATCGCCCTGGTGCAACAACGGCGCATCGACGGCGCCGTGCAGCAGCGGGACCAGGCAAGGTCACAGCGCGACAAGGCGATGACCGAACGCGACG